CTCGCTGTGTAGATATGCCAGACTACTTCCTCCGAGAAAAAGAGGGCCATGACATGTTGCGGTTTCATGGGCCCATGCCGCATGTCCATCTCATGGTATTTCATCATCCAAGTCAGGTATCGGGTGAACTTGGGACCTGCTTCATTAAAGTAATGCTCGATTCGCAGCGCGGCAGCTCGCGCAAACGACAACTGGGCACTAATCTGACCGCCCCACAGCATTGCGTGGATTCCCTTGTCAGCATTGGGGACGGGCAACCACCAGCCATGTATGATCTTGGTGCCATGGGACAGAAATTCCACCTGTTTGAGAGCGCGAGCATCAACGCATGGCGTTGTGGCAACGATGCCCATAGGCGCCCAAATGGCTGCGATAGTCGTGGGGTTGAAATGAGGGGCGAGATCATCACTGACGGTGAACGTGTCGTCATCCCCACACAACTCGGCGACGACATGGTCGTCGAACATGGCGTCTTTGAAGCGAGTCAGTCCGAGGCGCAGAAGAGCGCGGGTGACTACGACCCACGCGTAATGAAAGAGTATGTCGAGTATTATCGTGTTGTCTTCGGTTGTGCAGAACTGCCCGGAGGGGTTGCCACCATGCTTCCATCCGATCATGGCACGCTTCCGTCCACCGACGCAGACGGCTGCATCAGGGACGACAATGTCACTGTGTATGTTGTGAGCGTAAAGGTTGGCCAGAGCACGGTCCGTTCGGTCTGAGCGGTCGCGAACACTGTCCTGACGTATCCGCAGCACGCATAGCATCAAGAACTCGGACAACGTGGAGTCGTACGCCTGTTCGTCGACCTCGTAAGCGTTTGGATGGGCCGAGAGGCGCTTCATTAGACGATGCCACCCGCCATAGAATATCGACTGCCCAGGGAAGTAGCCCAGATGCTCAGCATTGTTGTGCAATGACTGGTTGAACGTTGCGCACATGCGCGCCATGCCAAGGAAGTGTTCGAGCGGCGCAACGATGAACACACGAAGAAGGTTGGCGTCGAGCTTGGCGCGTTTGCGCAACTCACGCTTCACCAGCGCGATGTAACA